CCTCGTCGCGGAACTCGGCAGGGAGACCGTGGCCCGGTTCCTGAAGACCTCGAATGTCCGCACGGTGAAGTTGGTCCCACGCCAGAAGGAATAACTCCGTGGGTCCCACTGCCTCCACTGCCTACGTCAAGCCTGAATGGCGGTTCCGCGAACTCCTCCACAGTCTGGGAACCGCCAATGAAATCTGCTGGCTGTTATTCGGGAAAGGCTACCAGCCTCCGCCCGAGGACACGGTTCAGGGCTGGCGCACCCGCGACAGCGTCCCCGGATGCTGGGTGCCGGTCCTGCTGATGATAGCCCTCGAAAAGGGCTTCATCAAATCCATCGCGGACCTGAAGCCGATACCCGTAACCAAACCGAGAGAGAGAAAAAATGAGCCAAGAAATGACACTGGGGGCCGCCATCCGCCTGCAGGAAGGTAAGGTCACCGATGCCAAGGGCCACCTCAAATCCTATGAGGCGGAACGCGGCGCCATGGAAGCCGAGTTCGAGAAGGAGAACGAGCGCTACCGCCAGATCAAGGTCACCATCCGCAAGTGGCGCGCCGAACTCGAAATGAGCAACCGTGTGTTGACCACGCTGCGGGAAGCAGCGGGGATGCCCTTCGAACCGGCCCAGACGGGCGCGGCCCCGGTGCCACCGCTGCCGCAGCCGAAGGAGGTGCCGGTGGTCAAGCCGGAGAGCCCGTTTCCACAAGCGGTTAATGGCTTCGACATCGCGTCGCGCCGTAAGGGCTGGCGTCAGCAACTGGCGCTCTGGAACGTGAACCGCTACCCGATGCCGATGAGCTACTCGGCGCGTTCAGTCCTGTTCAATCAGGCCCTGCGCACCAAGGTCGCCGAGAGCCGCGACTACGACAAGTGGCTCGCCGCCGGCCATCTCCGCGTCACCGACAGCAGCGTCTCCGGCGACCGGTCCTATCTCGTCGGCGCCGCCACGGCGCTCGGCGTCGACCATCATGAGGTCCGTGACATCGTCTATGCCTTCCACGCCGATATCGCGGCGTACGGCGAATTCGGCGTCGACCGCATGTGGGGGCCGGCATGACGGCGCAGCTCCTCGCCATAGACCCCGGATCGGTATCCGGGGCCTTGGCCGCCTTCTTCAGCGATGCCAAGCCCTATGTCGGCGACCTCCCCGGCGTCGATGGCCAGTTGTCGCCCAACGCCCTCTACCGCTTGGTCCGGGACATGAGGCCGCGCTGCGCCGTTGTCGAGCGCGTCGCCTCGATGCCCAAGCAGGGGGTCGCCTCGACCTTCAAGTTCGGCATGGCGACCGGCATCATCCATGGTGTCCTCGCCGCCTGCGACGTGCCGGTCCATCTCGTCACGCCTTCGGTCTGGAAGCGCGGCATGGGCCTGATCGGTGCCGACAAGGAGGCCAGCCGGGCCCTCGCCCTCAGGCTGTTCCCGCAGGTGACGGGGCTCGACCGCAAGATGGACCACGGCAGGGCCGAGGCCCTGCTGATGGGCCACTGGTTCATGCTAAGCCGCTCGATGGGGGAGCTTCCGTCATGACCTACATCTACCTCGTCTCCATCCCGCTCATCGCCATTGTCGATATCGCCTTGGTGATGTGGCTCCATGCCTTCGAGGACCGGCTGTCGCTGCTGGAGGAACGCGCCCAGCGCCGGGCCTTCATGGCCTCGCTGGCCCGGCCCGGTGAAACCGGCCAGCCACTGTGGGCGCCAAGCGACTACGCCACGGAGGATCACGACCATGAGTGACACCTCCTACCAGAACGCCATGGTCCTCGACCATCTCCGGCAGGGCCCGATCACGCCGATGGACGCCCTGACTTCCTATGGCTGTTTCCGGCTCGCGGCGCGTATCTACGAACTGCGCGCCTCCGGCCACCACATCATCACCGTCCGGGTGCCGAACGGCAACGGCAACCACTACGCCGAATATCACCTTCTGAGGCAGAGCCATGACTGAGGCCCTTTACCCTTTCCAGCGCGACGCCGTCGCCCGCATTGCCGGAGGCGAGCAGCTCTACCTCGGCTTCGACCCGGGCCTCGGCAAGAGCCGTACCGCGCTGGACGCCGCCCGGGAGCGCAAGGCGGAGCGCGTATTGATTATCTGCCAAGCTTCCGGGCGGTACGTATGGGAACGCGAGTGCAAGAAGTGGTGGCCGACCCGTCGGCTGCGCATGATCTCCGGCATCGATGACCTGTCCCAGTTCCGGGGCTCCGGCATCTTCCTGATCACCTACGGGCTGCTCAGCCAGAAGGATTCGCCCTACGCCAATGTCATCGCCAAGGGCGAGGCCTTCGACCTGACCATCCTCGATGAGGCGGCGGCGGTGAAGAACTCCAGCGCCAACCGCACCAAGACCATCTTGGGCAAGATGTTGCCGAAGCTCGGCTACGTCCTTCCCCTGAGCGGCACCCCGGCCCCCAACCACGCCGGGGAGCTGTACCCGGTCCTCAAGGCCCTGTGGCCCAAGGCGATCAACGCCAGCGGTACCCCGATGACCGAGTACCAGTTTCAGGACGCCTTCTGCCGGGTGGTCAGGAAGCGCTTCGGCGGCGGCCCCGAGGTCCGCGTCATCGAGGGTTCCAAGAACCTGTCGGAACTCAGGAAGCGCATGGACGGCTTCATGGTCCGGATCATGAAGGAGGATGTCCTGCGGGAGCTGCCGGCGATCCGCTACGATCTCGTGCCGCTGGCGGTCGACAGGGTCTCCGCCGCCATCTCCCCGGAAATCCCGGCGGGGCTGTCGGATGAGGAGCTGCTCCGCTACTTGGCCGGGGCCGGCGACGAACACATCATGAAACTGCGCCGCCACCTCGGCCTGACCAAGGCGGTGCCGGCGGTCGAGTATCTCAAGGACTTCCTCGACAACCTGCCGCCCGGCAGGAAGCTGCTGGTGTTCGCCCACCACCGGGACGTGATCGACATCCTCGCCCGGGGCCTCGCCGGCTGGGACCCGGCGGTCATCACCGGGGCCTCCTCGCCTAGGGAGCGCGCCGACAGCGTCGACAGGTTCTTGGGCAGCCGCAACTGCCGGGTGTTCGTTGGCAACATCCAAGCCTCGGGCACCGGGCTTACTCTGGTCGGACCAGAGTGCCGCTGTTCCGATGTCGTCTTTGTCGAGGCGTCCTACGCCGTCGGCGACAATGTTCAGGCCGCCTGCCGCGTCCATAGAATTGGCCAGCATGAGGCCGTGGTGGCGAGGTTTCTCACCGCCCACGGCACCATCGATGACCGCATCCAAGACATCCTGAGCCGCAAGGCGAGGGACTTCGCGCAACTGTTCAATTAGGAGATACTGATATGATCACCATCACCATCGAAGCCGAAACCGTCGAGGGCATACGCGCCCAGTTGTTCGCGCTGCTCCCGATGCCCGTCTGGAAGACCGTCGGGTCGCCAGATGTGCCGCCGAGCGAGGTGCCGGAAGCGGCTCGGGAACCGGAGCAGGAAGCCGCCGCTGTCCCCGCTGCCAAGCAGCGCGGCAGGCCAAGGAAGGCCCCGGAGCCGGTGCCGGACCTCGCCGGGCAGTCGCTTGGCGCCGCCGAGGAAGCCCCGGTGCAAAGCCCCGATGCCCCCGCCAGCGTCAAGGCGCTGCTGGAGCTGAAGGACAAGACCATAGTCGACCTTCAGAAGGCGATGGCCGAAGGCAAGATCGCCAAGCTGCGGGCCCTGCTGGCTGAATACGGCGACGGCGCCAAGAGCTTCCCCGAAGTCTCGCTGGATCGTTTCGCCGACATCGCCGCCGCGCTCCGCAACGGGGCCCTGCTGTGACGCCGCTCAACCGCTACCAGAAGCCCGGCAATGGCCGGGCCCCAAGGCCCGACAGGGGCTTCTGGACCGGGGTGTTCTGGTCGGCGCTGTTCTCGGCGCCGGTCTGGCTGTTCCTGCTCTGGCTGCTGTGGTGACCCGATGGCCGATCATGCCGCCTGCTCGCCGTCCTCGGCGGCCTTGTGGATGAACTGCCCGGCCTCGATCACGCTGGCCGAAGGCAAGGTCAGGCCGTCGTCGTCCTACGCCCGGGAAGGCACGGTCGCCCACAGGATCGCCGAGATGATCCTCTCCGGGGACCTGTTCCCGCCGCCCAAGATGACCATCGAGGGGCAGGAGTTCCTCGTCGGTCGCGACATGCTGCTGCATCTCAATCCCTACATCGGCCTCGTGCAGGGGCTACAGGGCCTCGGCGGCGACACCCGCGTCGAGGCCCGGGTCAGGCTCGCCGGCAGCGACGACCGCGTCTGGGGCACCGCCGACTGCGCCTCGCGGCTGGGGGACACCGTCGACATTGTCGACCTTAAGTACGGCAAGGGGGTGCCGGTCGGCCCCGACAGCCCGCAGCTTAAAATCTACGCCCTGTCGGCGCTGGACACTTTCTGGCCCGGCGAGGACATCGACTACGTCAGGATGACCATCGTCCAGCCGCGCCTCGATCCGCTGCCGAAGACCGTCACCATGCATATCGACCATCTCGTCGACTGGCGCCTCGATCACCTGCATCCGGCGGTCGACCGCATCGTTGACGGCGACGTGACGGAGAAGGTCGGACCTTACTGCCGCTGGTGCGTGAGGCGCGACGAATGCCACGCTTTCGCTCATATGAGGTCGGGAAACGCCGCCGATATTTTCAACGACGGCGTTATTGACAAGGTTGAAAATATCGCCTAGCTTCGCTCCTGTCAGTTAGAAACGCAGCTCCGCCGAAACGAAAGGTCCATGACCATGGCAGCTTCCATCAATACCCCCTACGCCACCCTGTCGTTCCCTCATCTGTTCGAGAAGAGGGCGCGCGCCGAGGGCGGCGATCCCGTCTACACCGCCGCCTTCATCTTCGATCAGGCGGCGCAGAAGACGCCGGCTTACAAGGCGATGCAGGACGCGGTGATTGCCGCAGCCCGCGAGAAGTTCGGCAACGACTTC